CCGACATTCAGCGGGCCGTTTTCGGGTCGCCGCAATACCACCACAAGAACGACGCCGAAGGGCAGCGCGTCGCGGTGCCGAATATACGGCCGGTAGGAAATCCGATGGCTGGCCGCAACCTCCGCACCGTATGGTCCATCGCCACCCAGCCATACCCAGAAGCCCACTTCGCCACCTTCCCCGAGGCTCTCGCGGAGCGATGCATCAAGGCCGGCACGAGTGAGAAGGGATGCTGTGCGACATGCGGCACGCCCTGGCGTAGAATCACGGAAAGCATTCGAACGTACGAATCCGGGTCGGGCCGCGCGGGGAACCGACCCAGTGGGAAGTCTGCGGGCGAGACGGACCGCGGGGACATCAACGAATCCTGGGACGTGCGGATGGGGCCGGTCGTCAACACGTCCACGATTGGATGGGAACGGACGTGCGATCACGAGTTCGGGGATCCCGTGCCGTCTATTGTCCTCGATCCCTTCGCCGGAAGTGGCACCGTCGGGCAGGTATCTCGCAATCTCGGACGGTCGTGCATCCTCATCGAAATCAAAGACGAATACGTGCAACTCATCAAGAAGCGAGTAGACTATCATCACAAGGCGTTAGACTCGTTCGTGGGTCTCGTCCCGCAGGACGGGCAAGGAGAAATAAATGACTCGCAGTAGTAGACTCGACCCCATGCGAGATCAACTCGCAGAGTGGGCACGCCAAGGCAAAGACAGCAGGACGATTGCCAAACTACTCAAGGAGCGAGGGGTAGACATCACGCATCAAGCCGTCTCAAACTACACGAAGAAGCTCATGGCTCCGACGATTGCCAAAGTAGCCGAGCGAGCAAAGGTACAACTTGATACATTGGAGCAAGCCGTCGTCGAAGCGCTATCGAAGTATGCCGCCCTATGCGCCAAGAGCGAGGCAGAGATGACGATAGGAGAACGCAACTACTTCCGGACGGTAGGAGAGTGGTTCGATAGGATCGCGCGCCTACGGGGGCTCTACGCCCCTCAGAACGTCGTCCAGGTCGCCCAGCAAGTCAACGTCGAAGTCAAGACGCTCGATGTCCTGAACAAGTGGCTCGACGAGAAGGAAGCGTTAGAAACTAACAAATGAACAAGAACGAGCAAGCCTGGTTCACGAAGGTCATTGGCCCGCCGGATGCCTATCAAGTCAAGCTCTTCGACAGCGTAGCGAAGCGCACGGTCGTCAACAAGTCCCGAAGGACCGGCATCAGCACGATCCTCGCCTTCAAGGCGTTGCGCAAGGCGCTGGCGGGCGGCGATAGTCTCATCGTCTCCGCGAGCGAGAGGCAAAGCATCTTCCTCATGACCGAGTACATCGAGCGATTCCTGAAGACCCTTCCCATCGAACTCAAGCTCATTGAGGATAGCAAGAGCGTCAAGCGATTCGAGAACGATGGCGTCGTGCGTTCCCTGCCGAATCAATCGAACACGATACGCGGCTTCAACGCAGATTACATCTTCCTCGACGAGGCCGCTCACTTCCTGAACAAGACAGATGAGGCCGTGTATGCGTCCGTGAGCCCCATGCTCGCCCTCGGCGGCAGCATTGACATCGCCTCGACGCCGTTCGGGGACGACAATATCTTTGCCCGCCTATGGCGCGACCCGAACAACGGATTCGAGAAAGTGACGATCAACTGGCGCGAGTGCCCCCGGTTGGAGCGTGAGATCGAGAACATCCGTCGCAGCGAGGATGAGATCACCTTCGAGCAGGAGTTCAATAACGTCTTCCGAGGCGAAGTATCTAGCGAGTTCCCCATGTCCCTCCTGGAGAAGGCCGTGGATCCGGAGATGCAGTACGAAGTCAACCCGGCAGGGGACATCGCCGGATTCGACGTGGGGCGTCGGCGAGATTTAAGTGCCATCATCATCCTGCGTGACGACGGTCATGTCAAGCGCGTCGTGGGAAAGCATTTGTGGCAAGGGGTGCCTTTCGATGAACAGCAACGACGAGCACTCGAAGTGGCGAAGGCCGTCGGCAGTTTCCGCATCGACCAAGGCGGCATGGGCGAGGGTCCGAGCGAATGGCTCCGGGAGCGCAGCCCGAACGTCCAACCGATCCTGTTCACGAACGAGAACAAGACGGAGATGTTCCTGGAACTCAAACGCCTCCTGGAGCAAGGCAGGCTCAAGTTCCCCTTCGATGCGCGCCTCATGGCCTCTCTGAACAGCGTTAGGCGCTACTATCGCCTCGGGCGCGTCATCATCGATGCGGAGCGCACGGACGAGACGGGCCATGCCGACGAGGCGACGGCTCTCGCGCTAGCATGTTGGGAGCCGCCAAAGGTCAACATCGGCCTGGGCAACGTCTGGAAGTGCGACACATGCGATGGCACGGGGAAGGTCGGCGGCTCCCGGTGCCCCGAACCGAACTGCGTCGATGGACAGCAAGTATCCACCTTCTGAGGCATCATGACCAGTAATGTTTGGACTTGCGACATCTGCAACGGTACTGGAAAGCTCGGCGACTCCCCATGCCCTGAGCCGAACTGCGTAGACGGACAACAAGTATCCACCTTCTGAGGATTCATGACTCTCATCCAAGCCCAACATCGCGGTCCCTATGCCATGTGGCCGGGGACGCCAAACATCCCATGGACCATCGTGGGATCAACCACATACTACGGCGCGGTCAACGAGCTCCGCTTCGATGACGGTCAGAGTTATATCAGATCGCCCAATGGGAATAGGACGATAGGTTTCCTCCTCCCCCCGTTCGATATCCCGGATAATCGGACGGGCGGGTACGTCATCCGCTATCGGATGAGATGCGACGAGGAAGGGCATTTCGCTCGTATGGAGTTGTATCAGACTTTGACTCTCATCGCATCGCAATCCCTTCAAGAGCTTTTCACGACATGGGAAACGATATCGTTCACTCTCACGCAGACGCAGATCAACAACATCACGAACTACGCGGCCTTGCGCCTGCTTCTCACATCATCCGCAGGCGTGTCAAATAACTACATCACATGGTGCGAGTTGGAGATGCCCAGCGGAGGGAAACTGTTGAATCCTTGGGACAAGAACGTCATCTACGGGATGCAGAATCACGCGAAGCTCGGATACTACCGGCACTTTCCATGAACCAAAACTACGAGAACAACCTGCTCAGCATCCTCTCCTTCGCGGCAACGCGATCCACCTGGGTGAGCCTTAGCTCCTGCGCAAGCATGACGCATGTGGAATGGGATACCGCATACCGCTATTTCGAAAGGAATGATTTTGTCCAGGTCGCGGAGTTCTATCGCTTTGACTACTCCATACGAAAGCGAGAGAAGCGATTCTATCTCAGCGTCATATGGCGCGGATACGCTTAAGAATACCGACATACTTCTCTTAGATACTTCTCATCGCTCCATCGCCCGCATCTTTCCTCGCGTGGCCTCCCATTCATGGGTCGTCGTCTCGACCTTCTGAAGAACCGTATTCTTCCAGCGCGAGCTCCGACCTCCGAAGAGATTTCGGCGAACATCCGCGCGAAGGCCCCGCCCGCGACGCGGGGCATGCTCGACTTCTTGGGGATCGATGTCGGCCAGAGCATCGAGAAGGAAGCGCGCACGGTCGTCCCAGAAGCCATCACGACATATGGCTATCTGCAAGAGCCGCCTTACGACCCCCCGACCCTTGCGAAGATCGCCGACATGCATTGGGTCGTCCGGACGTGCCGGAACAAACTCGTCCGGGAAGCCGTGCGACAGGGATGGGGATGGGACCCCCTCTACGAGGTCATGTGCTCGGCGTGCAAGACGCAATTCGATTTCTCCCCGGTTTCCGATGCATGTCCCGAATGCGACGGCGAGTTGGAGAAACCGAACATGCAAGAACTCGTGCGCGCGAAGAAGTTCATCGAACAGCCGAATCCTCAATTCACGTTCGATGACATCCTGAAGCGCAACGCCTCCGACCTCATCACCTTCGATGATTTCTACGTCTCTGTGGCGAGCAATGCCACGACCCTCGAAGTCTGGCCGGAGGACGCGCGCACGATACGCATCGTCGCGGACGAGAAGGGACGGCTCGGCGGAGATACCTTCTGCCCCGTCGAAGAGGACACGAAGGAACCGGGAACGCCGACGCATTTCTTCAAGATCGCCGAGAATCCCCCCGGCTCCCCATGTCCGGACGGTGACGGCGGAGTCCTCGAACGCATCGCCTATGGGCAGACGCTGGGGCAAGACATCGTGGCCGCGTTCAAGAAGGAGGATGTCCTGCACGACAACTTGTTCGCCACCGGCACCCGGTTGTATGGCACCCCGCTCCTATGGGCCGTGCAGCAACAGCTCATCACGATGCAGATGATCGACAGGTACCAGGGAGATGCCTTCGAGAAGGCGAAATCCCCTAAGAACATCTTCATCTACAAGGGCTTCACGGACGAAGATCACCAGCGCATCATGAAGCAGTACGAGGTCGCCAAGAAGTACAACGACATGGCGGACATGCATGTCCCGATTCCCGGAGCCATCGGGACGGCTCAGGGAAACATCGGCATCGAGGTCATCCGGGGCATCGAGACCCCGCTCGTCCAGGGGAGCATTCAATTCTCCGAGTGGTACTTCAAGGCTATCTGCTACACCTTCGGCGTGGATCCCGCTTCCGTCGGAGTCGAGACGCCCGGACGGCTCGGGTCATCTCAGGAAGGTATCGCGAACTCCGGCGTGTCTCAGGAGTCGGTCGGGGAGTTGCAGACCCAACTCGCGGAGGCGTGGAACCGTTTCTTCGTCCAGCACTTCCAGGAGATCAAGTCCTTCCGGTTCCGGCTCAAGAGCGCCTACGAAGAAGAGGAATCGAAGCAACTCACGGCCCGGAAACTTGAGATGGAGACGGCGAAGCTCGCGGTGGATGCGGGCTTCGATGTCCTCATCGATGAGGACGGGAGCGTCAAGATATCCGGGAAGGGAAAGCGCGTCGAGCCGCCTAGTCCGTTCGGCGGAGGGGGATTCGGAGGGGGATTCGGGAATGACGAAGAGAAGCCGGAAGAAGAAACCACGACATCCACGGCTATCGCCAAATCATTGTCGAACGTGCCGAAAGATGATCCAGCGGTGAAGGATGAGCGTGCCGAGGACTTGGAGAAGGCCTCCCGATGGCAGCGCGACCTCATCCGGGCCGCCAACGAGTACAAGGAGCATCTCGATCAAGTCGCATCGTTCGTCGCGGGCAAACTGCTTCGCGACCTCGACGATGTCCTCGCACCCGGACCCGTCGAGCCCGTGACGGATGACTTGCGAGACACGATCCTATCGCGCTCGCGCAAGGTCCTGGAGATGGCATCCGAGGAAGCCAAGCCGATGCTCGAAGAGGCGGCCAAGGAACTCTACGCATCGGGGAAGCGCATGGGTCTGGCCGACATCCAGAAGCAGGACATGGGAATCGCCTTCGACGAGGCCGACCGGGCCGCCATCGAGGCCTTCTACACTCGGACACAAGAGGCCATGCGAAACACACTTTACTTCGGGGACAAGCAAACCTATCTCCAGAAGATACGGGACATCATGCAATCCTGCATCGAGGAAGGCGGCTGCACGACGAGCATCCTATCCCGTCGCCTGTCGAGGGAACTTGACCCGGAGGAAGAGCATTTCTCCGATTACATGTGGGAGCGCATCGCCCGGACCGAGACATCGGCTTATGTCACGGCAGGACGGCTCAAGGCCTATGAGGAATTTGATATCCCCAAGGTGCGCCGGATCGTGACGCTCGACGAGCGCACTCATCCGATCACCTGCGCGCCCTTCACGAATGCGGTCTACAAGGTCGAGGACTCCTACGACGTGATACCCGCTCACCCCAATTGCCGGTGCGCGTTCTCACCTTACTTCGGGCCGGAAGAGCCTCTCGATTCCTCGCAAATCATCTACACGATTTAGAGTCACATTCAAATAGTCCCGACCTACGTAGAATGATAGCATGGTATTCCCGTGCTATTTCTTCGCCGTTTTATGCCCGAGATTTCCATCCGCGTAGAGGGACTCGATGAAGTCCGCGCGGCTTTCGACGCCCTTCCGGAAAACATCGGGCCGACGGTTACACGCGCTCTGACGATGGTCGCGAGCGAGCTCGTCGAGCAGATTCAATCGGAGATCAGCGAGTCCTATCCGCCTCCTTCGTTGCCCTATACGCCCCCGCACACGCGGACGGGCGCTCTCCGGAGTAGCGTCCGCATCGAGCGCATCGAGCCCGGTCGGGTGACGGTCGCCATCGGCGGGCCTGGGAGCATGGTCCCCTATGCGGCATGGCTAGAGTTCGGCACGAGCAAGATGGAGGAAAGGCCGTTCATCATGCCCATGGTCGAGCGCATCACAGAAGCATCGATTACGAACACAATCGTCGAGGAAATCAACAAGGACTTGGAGGCCGCGATACGATGACGCGAATCTGCATGCAACCCGTCGTCCGGGAGATCAAGGATTTCGGGGTCGTGACCGTCGCGTGCAACTCAAGAAAGTGGTCGAACGAGCGCGACGAGTCCTACATGTCCGTCTCCAAGGACGGTTCGACGGTCGTCCGCCATCGCAAGGTGCGGAGTTCGGTCCCCGTGTGCGAGAAAGGCCATCCCCTGGGTGCATAGATGCCATTCGCCGGTTACGCGAATCATGCGGAATGCGTCGAGCGCAATCGGGACAAGGACGATCCCGATGCCTATTGCGCATCCATCATGCGCGAGGTCGAGGGCAAGAGCAAGAGCGACGAGGGATATAGCGTCTCGGAACTCTCCGAGGATGCGCGGACCGTATGGCGCAAGGCGTTCGAGGAAGCCATCGAGAAGAACGATGAGGATGCTTCCGGCAAGATCGCCTGGGCGGCGGTCATGCGCCGCTTCGAGCGGACTCCCATCGGCAAGTGGGTGCCCTTGAAGGCTTTCGACGACATCAAGTTCAAGTCCCTCTTCAAGCAGGATCGCGTGATCTACGGGGCCGCGTCCGTCGCGGTGGTCGATAGCGACAACGAACTCATCACGGAGAACGCGCTCAAGAGCGCCTTCGACTCGTACATCAAGCGCGGCCACGTCCTGTTCTATCACAAGAACATCCCCGTCGGCGATGTCATCCCCTCCTATCTCGCGCCGGACGGGAAGCAACTCCGGAGCGAGGTTTCCGAGGGGCAACTCAACGTCGTCGTCCGCATCTACAAGGACACGAAGAAGGCGGATGAGGTCTGGGAAGCCATCGAGCGCGGGGAACTCCGTGCCTTCTCCATCGGTGGGGAAGTCCTCGGAGACATGGTGAAGGTCTGCCCGGACGGGGATCGGGAGCGGTGCTACGACCGCATCGACAAGATCGACCTGCACGAGATCAGCATCGTCCCGAATCCGGCGAACGATGCGAGTTATTTCACAGTCATCAAATCAAAGGTGGAGGCCATGACGGAACCCACGGGAGCGAGCAAGGAGAGTCCGGAGACAGAAAAGCTCCGCAAACTCGAAGTGCTCATCAACGACGAGAAGACGAAGGCCGTGAACTGTCCGAAATTCACCGAGAAGGCGAACGAGATCATTTCAGGAGTGAGCGAGAACATGCCGACAAAATTGGACCTGACGGAACTGCAGGCATTGAAGGATGCCATCGTGAAAGAAGTCGTCGAGGCGATCAAGAAGGAGGAACACCAGGCGGATTGCCCCGAAGGCCAGCACATGGTCGATGGCGAGTGTGTGCCCATGATGGAGGAAAAGAAAGGTGATGCGAAGATGACGGAAGAGAAGAAGACCGATACGGTCGAGGCGAAGCAGGAACCCGCCCCGGCTCCGGCACCGACGGAGAAGAAGACGGAGATCGACGCCGTGCGGTCCGAGATCGACGAGCTTCGAGAGGCATTGACGATCATCCCGCAACTCACGAAGGAGATCGCGGGGCTCAACGCAAACCTCTTGCACTCTCCTGCGGCGAAGGAATCCGCCGAGACGAAGATTCAGAGCGAGAGTCCTGGGGAGAAGGTCGTGTTCGATCCGGACGGTCCCGCGCGGGAGATGTCCGATTGGAGCAACAGCATCGATGGCGCGTTCGACGAGCGCATGAAGCGCATCGCGAGCGAGTACGGCGGGAAGAAGGAACCGGAAACGTCCGCCCCCGAACCCGTCGCGCAGCCGGAGACGCATATGGAATCCATCCGGACCGAGGTCGCGACGCTCGCCAAGTCCCTCAAGGACACGATGTCCGAGATCAAAGGCCTTCGCGAGAAGAACGAACTCGACAAGGTGAAGACGCAGGTGACGGAGATGAAGGACACGATCCTCGCGTTCCAGAACGAGATCCGGGGGCTGAAGGACAACTACGTGAAGACGCCTTTGGCCGCACCGGCGGCGAAGCGCACAGTCTCCCAGGAGGCACTTGCGGCAGCGGCCCCGAGCGCCGACGAAGAGAACGTGTTCGTGCTGGAGGGCGGGGCGGACTTCGCGAAGCGCATGCGGAAGCTCCAGCGGGAGTGGGGCGTCGAGGTCACTCAGTAGGAGAGAGCGAGAGAAGATAACGATTCAGGGTAAGGTGAACAAAACATGGCAATCGAACTGACATACAAGAGTTGGTTGGACCTCTGGTACAACCCGAACAAGCAGGGGCAGCGGGCGAAAGTCTTTCGTGACATGTACGGGCCGAACTGGGCGGATCTCACGTTCCAGAAGGCCGTCATGCTCACGACGGACACGAACGTCCAGAACATCAATTTCGGCGCTCCGGTTCAGGACTGGATGAACTTTGAGACGAACGTCTTCTCCCTCCTGCCGAAGACGCCGTGGGGACCGAAGAGCGGCCTTCGCTACATCGACGTGACGGCATCGAGGGCGTCCGGTATCCAGGAGACGGCGTATCTCCCGGCGGCCTCGAACGCGACGTATGGACTCATCTCCTACGACGTGAAGTACCACAGCGTCACGTTCAAGAGCACGGAGAAGGCGCGGTTCTACGGCGGGGTCGATGACAACATCGACCGATGGGCCGCGGAACGGGAGAAGTGGGGTAAGGTACTCGCGCGATCCATCGACGAGTTCCTCACCCGACCCATCTACGGGCGCTCGGAATACAACGGCACGGGCACGGGCGGGGCGACGACCGTCGCGCAATCGACCTTCGTGGTCGAGAGCATCGCGCGCATGGTATCGTCTTCATCCGAGGCGACGAACCTCGTGTCGATAGGCGGCATCACGGGCGCGACGAGCGCGGATCCCTATGCCTATAGCACGACCCACCGCATCTACCGTAGCGGTTACGCGGGCACGGGATACGGCAACGGTCCTCGGGATGCTGTCGTGGATGAGAACGCGTTCACGCTGCGGAGCCTGGACCTCAAGCGCATCGAGGATGTCATGGACCAGCTCGTGTTGAACGGGGCGGCGAAGGAAGCGCTCATCATCCTGACGGGCATCGACACGGCGCGTGCCATCAACCGGATGGTTGAGGCGAAGGTGCGGTACGCCGCGCCGACGCGCGTCGTCAAGACCCTGAACGGCGTCCAGCGCGTGAGCGAGACGGGGCTCGATGCGGGGACGGAAGTCCTCTCCTATGAGGGCGTTCCGATCTTCACGTCGCGCGGCGTCTACGAGCACCGGAACGCCTACAGGGGCGGGGCGCTGAGTCCGCTCTACTTCCTGCACCTGCCGGACATCTTCGTGTCCGTCGCGAGGCCCGTGACCTACGTCGAGACATCCGACTGGCTGCTTCAGGACAAACTCCAGTCCAAGGCCGCGTACTTCTTCGCGGCGGAACTCGTCTTCCGGCGCTTCAAGACGCACGGCAAGATCGTGGACATCTCTCTTTAGATACATCTTGAGGGCCGGATTTTTACGGCCCCACGAATCTCTTTCCGAGAACGATAGTACCGATTCCCCTGTCAAGGGATAGGAGACAAACATGACGCAAGACGCATGGCACAACTTCGGCTGGGTCTACGGACGTAGTGGGAGCACTCGCGGCACGAGCACATCGAGCGGTGTGTTCACGGTCGATACGGGATTCGCGAGACAGGTCGTGATTGGATTCGCCCTGGAGGAAGGCACCGGGCTTCGCAATAGCGCTGCGAATCCTGCGGCATCGACGGGTTTGGGCACGTACACCTACTACCGCTTCCTCTCGACGAACCCGACCTCTCCGACCGTTGCGCGCTTCCGCGCGTACCGGAGTTCGACGCTGAGCGCGGCATCTGCCGTCACGACATTGACGCGAAAGGAGACGCTCGCTACCTCGATCACGGCATTGCTCGTTCGCTGGGTCGCGTTCGGCTATTGAGGATGCCTCCGGAGGAATAGGAGGCTACACTCATGACCCGAACCGATGTCGTCAACCATTGGAGCGGGACGTATCAGTTCCCCCTCATCTCGTCGCCTCGGCGCTTTCGCTTGTCCGAGGATCCCGCATCGATGCCACTCAGCATTTCCGCGAGAGGGCAGCGCGGTTGGGATTACGTCGAGGTCGATAACCGAGGCAACAAGGGCGCGACGATCTACTACGCGTTCAACGGAGATACGGTGAGTTCGACTTTGGCATCGGGGATCTTGACGAACCGTCAATCGTTCCGGCTGCCGCCTGACTCCATCGACCGGATCTTCATTCGTGCGACGAGCATCTCCGCGATTGCGACCTCGAACGCGACGACCGTGTTCCTGACGATGGGGCGCTATTAGTGCATGGCATACACCACGAGTACCGCCGTTGCGACCCTCCTGAGCACGACGTTCAGCTCTAGCACCGACCCCACGGACACCGAAGTCGCAAACATCATCGCCCGCGTGCAGGAATACATCGACCAGTATACGGGCCGCATCTGGACCTCGGCCACGACGACGGAGTACTTCGATACGTGGGACGAGCAGCGCTACTCGAACTACGATGTCCTCTACGTCCCGCAGCGCGTCCAGACGACGTTCTTCATGTCGAAGCGCCCGGTGATAAGCATCAACTCGCTTCAAGAGAACACGGGCGGGTTGAGTTCAGAGAATTGGGTGTCTCGGGCGACGGGGTACGGGAACGACGCGATATTCTATGGTGCTCCGGGATACATCGATTTCTTCGACTCGCAACCGAGTCGCGGATTGAAGAACATCAAGGTCACGTATACCTACGGCGTATCCACGACCCCGAACGACATCAAGTATGCGTGCGAACTGCTGAGCGCCGTGCAAGTCATCGACGCGATCAAGCGCGCGAGCGACCAGGAAGGATTGAGCGCCGTATCGATAGGGAACGTCTCCTACACGTTCAACGAACTCGAAAACCAGCGCAAGCGATTCGACGCGAAGGCGATGCAGATCCTGGACCAGCGCGGGAAGACCGTGAACCCGAAGATGCTATGACATGCCATACTACTCAGACATCCCCAACCGCTTCAAGCAACAGTTCTCCCGCATCCGGCGGACGAGCGGAGGCTCTCAGGACGCCTATGGGGATGCGACCTTCACGGAGCAGACGACGACGGGATTCCGAGGCAACTTCCAGGGTGCGCCGAATCCGATGCAGACCGTCACCATCGGCGGGAAGGAGATTGCCTACGATGCGCGCGTCTTCACGGGCGCCACGATGCTCGTCGCGGAGAACGACATCCTTCTCTTCGGGAGTTCGACGGCCACGACCGTATCCACGCGCTATCACATCAAGGGAATCGTACTCGAATACGACGGGACAAGCGTAGATCACAAGGTGCTGTATGTCACTCAGGAAGTTTCTGCATAGATTCCGCCGAGAGCCGCGCATCGTCGAAGTGCCCTTCTACATCGCGTTGCCCGAACTCTTGGCCGAGGCGCGCGTGCTCCTGTCCCAGCATCCGAATCGCGGCGTCCAGGCGGAGCACTTCGCGCGCATCAAATTGGAGAATGCGGTGCAGAAGGCGGAACGCTTCATCGATAATCATGGGCGCGACGTTGAACGTGCCCTCAAGGAATTCAGGAGAGTACTATCATGAGCGCGACCATAACCTTTCTCGGGTATACGGGTGCGACGGCGAGCGGAGCATGGACGGACATCGGAGGGGCGGCAGGCTTCGTCGCTCTCACCGCCGTCGGCACGGCGGGACAGTTCCCGTCGAACCTCATCGTCCCCCAGGGGAACAAGGCGACCTTCAACGCGGATTGGTACATCGATGCGGCGGCGGACACGCGCGTCACCGACCGCATCAACTCGACCTGGAGCACGGGCGCGGGCGTGGCGAACCGGACGTTCAAGATCCTCTTCAGCAACACGACGGGCGGTTCGTTCACGAACATCAAGCTCACCGTCTGGCAGAACAACAACCAGACGGGACGGACTGGCATCTGCGCCTACGACCAAACGAACAATCAGTTCCAGGCCGCGCGCGTGGGAAGTCAAGCGGCGAGTGGCGGGACGTACACCATCGGATCGGCTTGGTCTTGGGGCCGCGTGGGAGCCGCGACGACGCTCACGCTCGCGAAAGGCGTGGCGGGCGCGGCGGGTCTGAACGATGAAGAGTATTCTGTCGTCCAGATGCGAATCAAGATCAACACGAACTCGCAGGCCGGGGACGACATCAGTCCCTTCTTGACCGTATCCTACGATTGGGTCTAGATGTGGCGCGTACATCTCGTCGGTTCCATCCTCGCCATGGTCGCGGCGTCTCTGCTCATCGAGGATAGACTCCGATACGATTCACTACTAGACCACAATCCCATCCTGATATTCGGATGGATCGGCCCATCCGTGCCTGATTGGATTCGAAAATATCGCATTAGGTCAATCCTCAACGCACCCTGCGCGATCCTCGATGATTGCGAGCAATTCAAGACGCATGGAGTCGAGCGCATTCTCGGCGTGAACATCGTCGATTTCAAGAAAGAGGCGCACATCGTCGGCGACCTGTGCACTTGGAAGCCCGACGGCGAGTGGGATGCCGTCTACATCAACTGCTTCTTCTGCACGACGAACGACTCGAAGATCGGCGATCACACGATGGCCGCGCGGAACATCGCATCCTGGCCCGTCAAGTACATCATCGTCTTCGATACGGTCGGCTTCGAGTGGAGAGACATCTTCGCGTCGAATGGGTGGAAGGTACTAGAGTCGGATGAGATTGCTTCTTCGCGTGTGGAGATATGGGCCCGTGCCGCCTAGCCGCTTGATTTCCAATATGAAATACGGCGGGAGTGGTTATGCCTCGATCAATCCATCGACCGGGGAGAAGAATCAGGCGCAGCTCTCGGAGGATGTCGTCTTCGAAGTCGATTGGCCCATCGAGGAACGCATCTACGTCCTCACGAACAACGATATCGTACTCAAGACGCTCGCATGGCATCGCGAACTCATCGATCACGGACGGCTCGGCACCGCCATGAAGTTCTACTGACATGACCGTCGCCTATGATGCCACGAGCGCAACGACGGCGGCGGGGACCGGCACGCTGACATGGAGCCACACCCCGGTAGGTACGCCGAAGGGCATCATCGTCTACATCGTACAGAATGCGTCCGGCGGGTCCGATCAAGTGACGGGCGTTACATATGGCGGCTCTGCGATGACGGAAATCTCAGGATCCCCCGTCCTTCAGAGCGGCGGCGAACCCGGCGTCGTCTATGGATACTTCCTCGGTTCCAGCGTGCCTACGGGTACGCATCAGGTCGTCGTCTCCGTCTCTGGAGCCACAAGCAAACGCGGGGCCGCATACAGCGTCACGGCGGTAGGAAATACCCAAGTCCAGGCAAGCGCGACCTTCTCGTCCACCAGCGGAGCGAACCCGAGCGTCACTCTTAGCGTTTCGAGTTTCGCATGTTTCAGTTCCATCATATTCCATAGCGGCTCGAATGCAACGTCCTCCCATACGCCCTTGACGAACTGGATCAAAAACATGACCCATGATTATGGGACGCAAACGGCTGGCGTCTTCAAGCATCAGATCATTACGACCCAAAATCACAGCGCGGGATACACCGCTGGCGCGGAAGATGTCGCATTGCTAGCGGTGGCCGTGCGGGATTCCGCGACACCCACATCCTCCTTCACCGCGCTCAACACCGCGCAAACGCTGAAGGAACTCGGCTTCGCCACTCTAACGGGAGCGGGGACGATCAAGGAACTCGGGTTCTCGACGTTGGCAGGATCCGGGACGCTCAAGGAGCTGGGCTTCGCCGTCCTTCAAGCGGCGGGGAGCATC